TCGACTACGATTGCACGGTTTTAGAGGTTCATGCCGATTTAGACCTTGAAGGGTACGAAGATACGGACGAAGACGGGGAACCAACAGGAATAAAAATTCCATATGTTGTAACTATATCACAGGACAACGGTCAAATACTCTCTATTCGCCGTAATTATCGCGAAGACAGCAAAGAAAAACAAAAAATTCAGTATTTTGTGCATTATAAGTTCCTTCCCGGCTTTGGTTTTTACGGATTAGGGCTTATACACACAATTGGCGGTCTTTCACGGACCGCTACGGCAGCACTGAGGCAGTTGATCGACGCAGGAACCTTGTCGAACCTCCCCGCAGGGTTCAAGGCCCGTGGTCTACGGATCAGGGACGATGACGATCCTCTTCAGCCGGGCGAGTTTCGAGACGTCGATGCCCCCGGTGGGGCTATCCGTGATAGCCTCATGCCATTGCCGTTTAAAGGTCCCGATCAGACCTTATTTCAACTATTAGGCTTTGTTCAGGACGCAGGACGGCGCTTTGCCACCATAACGGATATGAAGGTCGGTGACGGCAATCAGCAAGCTGCCGTAGGTACAACCATAGCTATGTTGGAACAGGGCTCACGGGTCATGTCAGCGGTGCATAAACGGTTACATTACGCCATGCGGGTCGAGTTTAAGCTTCTTGCACAGGTTATGGCGGAGAGTTTACCGCCCGATTACCCGTATTCTGTTGAGGGCGTTGATGCGTCGATCAAGGCACAGGACTTTGATGAGCGTGTGGATGTTATTCCCGTGTCCAATCCGAATGCTTTTAGTCAGGCACAGAGAATTACTTTGGCTCAAACAAAAATGCAACTTGCAGCGCAGGCTCCAGAAATGCATAATATGTATGAAGTCTTTTATGATATGTATGAGTCGCTTGGTGTTAGGGACATTGACAGGATATTAAAGAATGTTCCGCAGGATGAGCCGACACCTCTTGACCCTGCACAGGAGAATATAAATGTTTTGGACATGGCGAAGCTCACTGCTTTTGAAGGTCAAGACCATCAGTCGCATATTATGGCACACATGGTTTTTGGTTCGAGTCCGATGGTTGCTAACAATCCTGCCATGGCGGTTGCGCTTCAAAAGCATATTATGGAGCACGTTCAAATCCAGTCGAGAGAGCAGGCTATGCAAATGGCTCAACAACAGGGTGCTCAAGCCGATCCAGTCCAGTTGGAGGCGCTTACGGCGCAAATGATTGCGCAGGGTATGCAACAGGTCAAGCAGTTAAGTGGTCAGCTTTCAGGTGCAGGCAAACCCGATCCGCTTGTGGAGCTCAAGAAACAGGAGCTTCAGATTAAGGCACAGTCCGAACAAACGGATGCTCAGATTGATCAACAGAAGGTTGCCTTGGATCAACGTGGTCAGGATATAAGAAACGAACAATTTGATAAACGGCTTGAGTCGCAAGAAAAACAAACACAGGCTCGAATAAACGCAGGGCGTGAAAGAGAATTGTTGAAACTTCAAAATCAAAGGAGACAGTAATGTCAAAAGTTAAGATTGTAACAAACACGCCCGGCCCTGCGCCAAAGGCTAACGAGTACGCTGATATTCAGGGGCATGGTCGCATACCTTACGGTAAGACCGCGCCTGCACCAATAGGCAATGATGAAAAAACGCAACAGCTTCGGGGTATGGGAAAAGCAAGAACATCCAAGAAATAAATTATAACCTACGGAGAAAAAAATGGTTGTCGCTGAAGTCCTCACGGGGCTTGCCTTACTTAATAAAAGTGTCGATTTCATAAAAACAAATTTGAACACAGCCAAGGATATAAGTTCCTTTGCTGAATCCATTGGTAATATTTTGGATGCTGAAGATCAAATACAAAAAGGTCGTTCTAAAAAATCAAAAATGGGTATTGCCGATCAGTTTGGTTTAAAAACAGTGGCTTCAGAAATTATTGATGCTAAAATTGCTGCTGAAAAAAGGTACGAAATAAGTGTCGCCATTGATATGAGGTTTGGTTCAGGAACTTGGAAATCTATTGTTGATGAACGGGCAAGACGCATTCAAGAGGCTAAAGAACAAGCTAAAGAACAGGCAAAGATAGCAAAACAAAAACAGGATGAGATTATGGAAGTTGTTGGTATAGCTTTAGTTATTCTTGCCGTTTGTGGACTTGGTATGCTCCTTCTTTATATTTTATCAAGAACGTGGTAATATGTTGGAAGATCCGAAATTTCTTGTATTCTTAACAATAATATGTTTTGTTTATGCATACTTTTCGTCGTTGTATAGAACACAGCCTATGTGGTTACTTGTTAAATAGGAGATAACATGGCTCAAAAGAAACTTCAAAAAGGCAGTGCATGGGAGCAAGCGGATTTGGATGGTGATGGGATCGTCACGGATGGAGAACTTGCTATGACAGCAAAGATTGAGCAACTTCAGCATCAACGTGAAATGAACCAAAATCTTGATAAAATGCAGGATCAGCAACGTCTAATGGCATGGGTTGCAATGGGCTCTATGGTTTTCTTTACCGCCATTATGTTCTTACCGTTTGTACCAGAAACAAAGATAACAACCTTTTCTGGAATTTTAAATACATTCTACGTTAGTCAGGCTGCTGTAGTCAGTGTGTTTATGGGCGCAACAGCGTATAGTAAAGGCAAAAATGGTAACGGAGAAAGCAAATGAGTCCTTCTCCTTTTGGTCAGCCACAGGGAAGACTTGACTTTTCTGCTTATGGACAAGGGGAACCTATTCCTCTTAAAGATTTGCAATATAGTATGCCTATGGATGAAAGAGCTGATCCTTCTGTAATGTCTCAATTTTTTGGCACTGGATCACCTGAATTTGAGGCAAAGATTGGATCTTTGGGTGACCTGTCTCATATTATGGAAACAAATGCTCCCGTAGGTATGGGGAGCTCTGGATCTATGAGTAGTTCGGGGATAGGTTCTTTACTACAACCTATTATTGACGCAGCAAAACAACAATCTCATCAAGACTTACAAGGAAGAATTACACCGTATGTAGAACAAGTTACTCAATTAACAAATCAATTTTTTCCAAATGTTTCTTTATCAGGTCAGGGCATGAATCAAGGTGTCGGAGGGTTTTTTGGTGGTATAAATCCCGTGCGTCAAAATCAAATATCACAACCAATACAATCGTCACCAAATCAAAATTCAAGTCCGTTTGGTATAGGTTCTTTCTTCCGTTAATTTAAAGGCTAAAAATGTATGAATATGCTGTGAAGGAAGTTGTAAAGGTTGTAGACGGCGATACAATAGATATTATTATTGATCTTGGTTTTGATCTTTCTAAAAAAGAACGTGTTCGTTTAGCAGGTATTGATGCACCTGAAAGCCGTACACGGGATTTAGAAGAAAAAAAGATGGGTTTAGAAACAAAAGCTTTTCTTATAAGGAGGCTTGAAGATGGGAAAACTTCTGGCTTGCGCGTAAGAACAGAAAAAGATGGTAAGTATGGTCGTATGCTTGGTTGGATTTATTGTGGTGAAACTAATTTAAATATTGAAATGGTTGATAGGGGTTATGCTTGGTATTATGATGGAGGTTCAAAAAATAAAGACCTTAATCAATTAAGAGCCAAAAGAGGACCAGATGGATAAACCAGAGAAAAAAAATGGCGTTGTCGTTAAGAGGGAACAAAATGAATTTGAGCTTGCATTACGGTTTCTTGGTAACGAATTAATTGCAATTAAATTATCGGCAACAAACTTTAGTGGAAAACTTATTGTTTGGAGCATTTTATTACTGTTGTTTAGCTTTATGATATTGGAGGTATTTGGGTTAAACGCTATGTTAGGCTACGGGGTACAATAATTACACATTCATAAGGGAGGTTTTGAATGGCTAATATTTATGTGCCAAAACAAGAGGAAGAAATATTTACACCTTTTAGTCCAATTTTGGGTTACAAAAAAATGTCTGATGTTTTTGTTGAGAAATGCAACAAGGCAATAGACGATAAGATGGAGGATTGGTCACATAATCTTGTGGGTAAAGTAAAAGAAGAATTAAAGTGGAACGACGATTTAAATAAAGCATGGACAGATGAGATGGGTCAGTTCCTAATGCGGTATCAAAGTCATGCAGAACTTTATACGTCTATGGGTGCTCGAAATATAACTCCTGATGTTTTAGATTATAGACTTGAAATTGCTAGTAGTTGGTTTGTTCGACAGTTTGAAAATGAATACAATCCTATTCATGTGCATTTAGGATCAATGCTTTCTTGTGTCGGTTATTTAAAGTTGCCTGAAGGAATAGAAGAAGAATGGAAGGAGGATGATAAAGATCATCACCCAAGTCACGGTCATATACAGTTTGTTTACGGTCATGCTGCAAATCATACAGGCTCTAACTTTTTAATGAAACCAAGGGTTGGTCACTTTATTGTTTTCCCTGCACATTTACATCATTGTGTTTATCCATTTAAAACTTCTGGCGAAAGACGTTCTTTTAGTGTAAACTTTACCATAGCAGCTTCACCCAAGGAAAGTAAATGAGTTTAGTATCTTCATTAATTGGCCCCGTAACAGGCATTCTTGACAAAGTTATAGAGGACAAAGATCAAAAAGCTAAGTTAGCTCACGAATTGGCTACGATGGCGGATAAATTTTCCCATGAACAACAACTTGCACAAATCGAAGTTAATAAAGCAGAAGCTGCTTCAGGAAGCCTTTTTAAAGGTGGTTGGCGTCCTTTCATTGGTTGGGTCTGTGGGATTGCTTTTTGCTATCATTTTGTTGTGCAGCCAATTATTATTTTTGTAGTGGCTATTGTTGGAGTAAACATTCCTGATTTACCAGAATTTCAAATGAATACTCTTCTCACGGTTTTGGGTGGAATGTTAGGCATCGGCAGCCTCAGAACCTATGAAAAGCAGAAAGGTTTGACAAAATGAAGAACGAATTACCAAGAGGTTTAAGTTATTTTAGAAAAGGTGGGGCTGCTTCAAAAAAATCAAAGGGCAGTAAGATTTGCCCAAAAGGAAAAGCATGGGCTATGAGAACTTTTGATACTTATCCAAGTGCGTATGCTAATATGGCTGCTTCTAAATATTGTAAAGATCCCAATTATGCAAAAGGTGCAAAAGGCAAATCTAAAAGGAAAGCTTAATGGTAACGCAAAAAAATAAAACAAAAATAAAAAAAGTTATAAAAGGACTTACAAAGGCATCAAAGACACACGCTACACAGGCAAAAACTTTAAAAGATGTTGTTAAAAAAGGTAAACAAAGGAAAACGTAATGGGTGCGTTAAAAGATTGGGTTAAACAAGATTGGGTTCGTATTGGCACGGACGGAAAGATTAAAGGAAAATGTGGGACTTCAAAAGATAAGAAGAACCCAGATCGTTGTTTACCTCGCAGTAAAGCAAATAGTCTCTCGCAATCAGAACGTGCAGCCACCGCTAAAAAGAAAAAACGAGAGGGAAGCAAGGGTAAAACCGTTGTAAAAAATACGAAAGAGGCAACTGTTAAATTTGCACGAAATGGCGGAGAAATGAAAAAAGGATCAAGAACTATTGCAAAAGGTTGTGGTAGGGTTATGGATAAACGCAGAAAACAAACATTATATACATAGGAGTTAAAATGCCAAATTTAGAAATGATACAAGTTGGGACGGACGTAAATGATAACCCTGTTTACAACGTTAAAAACAAAGAGGGAGGTCTTTATTCTACGACAATTTATACAGAGGATGAGGCACAAGCACTTATTGATGGTGTTGTAGCAACCGTTGCTCCCGTAGAGGTTGTTGTAGAATCTGTCGTAACTCAAACAAAAGAAACGGTAGTGACCCCCGATTATGAAAACATGACGAAGTTAGAGTTAGAGGCTACCATGCGTTTACATGGAATAGAACTTGATCGTCGTAAAAGTAAAAAATATTTATTGTCTCAAGTAAGAAAGCATTTTAATAAATAAAATTGAAAAAGATGTGTGTTTTGTCTGTAGAAATGAAATAAAAGTGTATTGGGTGTACACCACCTCACAAAAATGGAAACAAGTAAAAGAAATATGTCTTTTATGCTTAAAGAAAGAAACAGATGAAAGAAAACTTTCAAAAATGCCTTGAACTTATTCTACACCATGAGGGCGGATGGGTAAATCACCCGCGTGATCCCGGCGGTGAGACTAATTTTGGAGTAACCAAAAGAGTTTATGAGGAATGGGGTGGCACTAAAGATATGAAAG